ACTAGGATGGTCGTGAGTTACACAGGGATGCGGAACCCCATTTATTAGGAATAAATTATGAGCGAAGTAAAAACTAACAAGGTCAGTCCATCAACGGGAACTGCATTTACTCTAGGTGATTCTGGGGATACGTTTACGCTCCCATCTGGGGCTATACTGACGGTTTCTGGAACCTCAACGATTGCTTCTCTTGGGGCGAGTACCGCTTCTGGAACTCTCTCAATGGCGGATAACATTGTTTCGCGTCCAGTGATAAAAGACTACGGAGAAACAGTAAACGCTATAGGTGCTATTGGCGGCGGTACACAAGACATTGACCTTGAATCTGGGAACGTTGTTACAGGTACGGTTGATACGTCCGAAACCACGTTTACTTTCTCCAATTCTCCAACTACAGGTACAGCGGGATCATTCACTCTAATCCTCACTAACGGTGGAAGCCAGACTGTGAACTGGCCTGCTGCTGTAGATTGGGCGGGAAGTACTGCGCCGACTCTGACAACCTCTGGTGTTGATGTAATCACCTTCACCACTATAGATGCGGGAACAATCTGGTATGGATTCGCCGCCGGTTTGGATATGGGCTAATGCCACTAGGAGCATTTAAAGCTGCATTAATGGGGACCGCTGGAGTATCTGCTGCTGGAGATGTAGTTCTGCTTTCGTCGCAGACTGCTTCTGATTCTGCGTCATTAGATTTTACGTCTGGGATTGATTCTACCTATGATGTTTATATCTTCAAGTTTATTGATATCCACGCACATCATGCTGATGATGGTAAATTTTCATTCCAAGTTAATGCTGTTGGTCAGTCTGGCTATAACGAAACTATTACAAGCACTTATTTCCTTGCTCAACACTCTGAAGCTGACGCTACAGATTTACAGTATACAGCCAGTGCTGACCAAGCGCAGGGAACAGGTATTCAACGCCTTATGCAGTCGATGGGTAGTGCCGCTGATGAAAGCGGTGCAGGAACTTTATACTTGTTTGCACCTTCCAGTACCACTTATGTAAAACATTGGTATTCGAGGTGTAACAACTATAACTCTGGGGATAAATCGGAGGATTGTTTTGCAGGCGGGTATATAAATACTACAAGTGCTATCGACGAAATTCAATTTTCAATGTCAGCAGATAACTTGACCGGCACTATAAAAATGTACGGAGTAAAGTAAAATGGCAATGACACTGATAACAACTAATACATCGTCAGATGCTGCTACTTCTGATTTTACTTCCAGTATAGACAATACCTATAAACTTTATATCTTTAAGTATTATGATGTGAATCCTGCTACGGATCATGTAAATTTTACATTTCAAGGTAGTATAGATGGCGGAAGTTCCTATGGCGTAACCATCACGTCTACGTCCTTTAGAGCGTACCATTATGAAGATGATGCTTCGGCAGTTTTTGGATATGTAACAGCAGCTGATCTAGCCGAATCAACAGATTATAAAATACTTGGAAGGGAGATTGGTAATGGGAGTGATGAAGGCGCTGCCGGAGAATTATTTTTATTCAATCCCTCTAATACAACTTATGTAAAACATTTTTATGCGACTACGCAAATGATGTATAGCGACGATGCTTCAATGATTTTATATCAAGCGGGATACTTTAATGATACAAATGATATTGATGCTATTCAATTCAAAATGTCATCAGGCAATATGGATGCAGTAATAAAAATGTACGGTGTTGGCTAATGGGTATACCAACACTGATTTCAACACATACGGCAAGTGATGCTGCTAACGTAGATATTACATCTGGAATAGACAGCACCTATGATGAGTATATGTTTGTGTTTACGGATATAAATCCAGCTACCGATGATGTGCATTTTGGATTTCAAGTTAATGCTGTTGGTGGAGATAGTTTTGATGAAACCATGACAACTACTTATTTTCAAGCCTTTCACAAGGAAGATGACTCAGATACGCCTAATGTTGTTTATACGACAGCAAGAGATCAGGCTCAAGGAACTTCTTACCAAGCTATCACAGAAGCTCAGGGTAACGGCGGAGATGAAAGCGCAGCAGGAATCCTGCATTTATTTAACCCTTCAAGCACAACTTATGTGAAGCATTTCTATTCAAGAATGAATGATTATATATCTGTTAATAGGACTAGCGATAATTACGTCGCAGGTTACGTAAACACAACGTCAGCAATTGATGAGATTTCTTTCAAGATGACCAGTGGTAACTTTGATGGTGTAATACAAATGTATGGTATAGCTTAACTTTAGGAGCAATTTAGATGGCAAGACATAAAATGGTAAACGGTGTACGGATTGACTTTACACCGGAAGAAGAAGCAGCAAGAGATGCAGAAGAAGCTGCATGGGCAGCGGGTGCTTTTGATCGGGCAATAGTCGGATTAAGGGATGACCGTAACCGTAATCTGGCTTCTACAGACTGGTACGCATTATCTGACGTAGTGATGTCGCAGGACATGACTGATTATCGTCAGGCACTGCGTGATCTTCCGGCTGGACTAACCACCGTAGAAGAAGTACAAGCTGTTAGCTGGCCGGTAAAGCCCTAACCATTGAAAGGGGATATTGTAATGACCTATACGGATGCTTCCGCACTAGGATGGAGTTAGATTATGGCATTAGAAAGCGCATCATTCATTAGCGGACTCGTATCCGCAAATCCACCAGGAACTGACGCTATCAGTCAGGGCGATGACCATTTACGTCTTATAAAGACTGTTCTAAAGGCATCCCTGCCAAATGCAGACGCAGCAATAAACGGCATCCATACGAAAGCTACTGCCCCTTCATCCACATCTGCTGGTCAGTTATGGTTTGATACCACAAATAATCTTCTCAATATGCGTAATGAGGCAGATGATGGTTGGGTAATTTTAGCAGCTTCTGAGGCTGGTGGCGTCTTAGCCACAACACACGCAAGATTAACTGGTAATGCTTCAGTGAGAAGTGCCACTTATGCGGATACAGGTCTTGCCTTTTCCCACACCAAACTAACTGCTTCCAGCGATTTGTATGTCAATGTCAATATATTCCAAAATACATATAGTAATTTTTCGACTAGTACGGAGGACTATGTATACGCCATATTAACTGATTCATCTGGAACGCTCATAGTTGACACTAATAACGATCAGCCAATTATGATAATGGAGGATGTTGGTCAAGGTACTGGGGTAACATGGGATGTAGGAGCGGGGTGGTCTTGGATGTATAAAGTGACAAATGCTAATTGTCCAACGCCGGGAGCGGGAGCGCAAAGTTTCAAAATGTATACTAAATGTACCAATGCCGGAGATATGGGCTCACAATTTAACATGGGCTGTACGGTTATGGTATGGGAGATAGCAACCTAATGAACACCAGATTATTAAGCGACACTTTAGCCAGACTATCTTCTGGTGCGGATTTTATTATACAAACGGAGGTGTCTAGTTCAAGTGATTACGACACTAGCGTTGTTTTTCTTGACCCCTCTAAAAAACCATCTTGGTCAGAAGTGCAGGGTGCTGAGGCAGACACACAGTGGGTAACCGTGCGAAGGCAGAGGGATGGGAAATTACTCTCTTGCGATTGGACGCAGCTAGATGATGTTCCTCTAACCCCGGAGAAGAAAGCGGAGTGGGAAACATATCGACAGGCGTTAAGGGATATTACTAACCAACCCGACCCATTCAATATCACTTGGCCAACACCACCTGAATAATGCAGTTAATACCTATCAATGACCTTGGTAAGGTAGGGATTATAAGGGATACACCCCCTTATCAACTACCGCCTAATGTTTGGAGCGATGGCAATAATGTCAGGTTCCTAGATAATGGTGTAAAGAAATGCGCTGGGTACGAGGAGGTTTTCGCTACTCTTCCGTTTGGTGCATACTACATTTTCCCCTTCCTTGATAATAGTGGGGTCTATCATTGGCTTGCATTTGGAATAAGCAATGTCGCAGTATGGACTGGCAGCGCATGGTTGGATATTACCAGACAGAAGACAGGTCAGTTGAATGGTGCGTTATCCGCCTCCGATGTAACTATAGTTCTGGACGATACATCGTATTTCCCATCTTCTGGGACGATTGCGATAGGAACAAACCTGACGGATGATGCCACTACTAACCTGTACGAGGAAATCTCCTATGGTGCGAACAACACAGGAACCAATACTTTAAGTTCATTAACGGTGGCTAATGCCCACCCCGACAATGAAGCTGTTACCCCCACAGGAAGTACAGCTACCGGAGATAATCAATACAGCTCAACGGTTAACCAGAACTGGAGTGTAACCCTCCTAAACGGGTTGTTGGTTGCCACTAACGGATACGATACTGCACAGATGTGGCCTTTGTCGAGTGGGGTTCCGAGTAGGACTACTCCCCTTAGAGAGCTAAAGAACTGGCCTGCCTCTACTAGTTATTGTAAATCTATATCTGCATTTAGAACTTTCCTTGTGGGATTGAACTGGCAGATAGGCGGGGATGAATACCCTAATCTGGTAAAGTGGTCTACAGAGGCAGCTGCCTTGAATCCACCGAATTCCTGGGCAGAAGGAGATGCAACACTTGATGCTGGCGAGTATCAATTAACTGACACTCCCGGAAAGATAATTGATGGACTTCCTTACGGAGACTCATTCCTGATTTATAAGGAAGATTCAATCTACATTATGAACTTTGTAGGGACTCCCTACATCTTCTCGTTCAAGTTGTTATCCCCCACTATAGGGTTATTGGCTAAAAATGCAGTAGCTGAATATGAGGGTGGTCATTTCTTTATAGGAAACTCGGATTGTTATATAACTAACGGTCAGCAGGTTACACCCCTTCTCCCCAACAAGCTTCGCAGGGAAATGTTCTCTGATTTGAACGGTGATAACTACGAAAAAGTATTTGTGGCTGCGGACTACGCAAGGAATGAGATGCTTGCTTGTTACCCTGCCGGGGTATCTTCAATACCTAATAAAGCTTTGATATGGAACTGGAAAGATAACACCTTCTCGTTGCGGAGTATCCCTGATCTATATCATATTAACTCTGGGATAGCTGCTATAACAACCGGCACAACTTGGAACGACCATTCTGAAGAATGGAATGCTGGTGCTGGGATTTGGGGAACTGGCAACTACGATAATGTTTTGAAAAATATGGTGTTTGCCAAACCAGACCAGAAGGCTACCATAAGCGGGGCAACTGCTGCCAACCCGGTGGTTATTACATCCACAGCTCATGGTCTTGCTGATAGTGATTTAGTCTCTATAAGCGGTGTTGTTGGCATGACAGAGATAAATGCTCAGACCTACTACGCAAAGGTTACAGGATATTCTACAACGACATTTGCTTTGTATAGTAATTCTGCCCTATCTTCTACTGTCGATGGTTCCGGCTATACTGCTTATTCAAGTGGTGGTTATGTCGATATGCCAAAACTGTACAGGGATGATCGTGGTAATCAGGAAGACGGGACCAACATGACCTCCTACATTGAACGAACTGGTTATGATCTTGGCGACCCTTCTTCGCAGAAGTTTGTCTCGGCTATATGGCCCAAACTAGAGGTGTCGGGAGACAACACTATCAATGTATATATTGGAACCCAGATGTCTACAGAAGAAGGCATTACTTGGAATGCAGATACTGGTGGAACTCCGTATCTGTTTAACCCCAATACTCAATCAAAAGTTTCATGTCGAGCGACTGGAAAGTTCTTTGGTGTGAAGTTTGAGTCGACGTCGGATATTGATTGGAAGCTACACGGGATAGAATTTGAAGTAACCCCAAGGGGTAGACGAGGCAGCAGGGCGTACTAATGGCTAACGCGCCATCTAAAGATGTAAAGAGTGTTAACAGGTGGTCACCCAACCCAGCCCCTGTAAAACCAGAAGAACTCCCAGATTATCTTTTCAACGAGTTAAACAGGCTCGGTGACATACTGTTTAATCTGGATACGTTCAGGCTAGAGTCTACTCACGTAGACCCCGCAAAGCCTAGAGATGGTGATATCAGGTACGCTGATGGAACAAATTGGAATCCAGGATCAGGAGGAGAGGGTATATATGCTTACTTCAACAACACATGGAACAAGTTATCCTGATAAGGATGACTGCTCTGTAAGTGTTCTTACACCAGAGGATGTTCCAAAGGTATGGGGGAGAGCAAAGGAGCTTATAGCTAAAGCAGAGCCATTTTCAGACGGAGAATGGAAGGCGGATGATTTCTTTCTTCCGCTTGTCGATGGAGAGATGCAACTATGGATTGCTGTATCTAACGGAGAGTTGATAATGTCAGCAATTACTGAGGTTGCTTTCCACCCGAGAAAAAAGGTTCTTCGTGTTGTTGCTATAGGTGGTTCTGGACTGCTAAAGAGACTTGATAGTCTTTACGCTGCTGTCGAGTTGTTTGGAATTCAATGCGGGTGTACCGCAGTTGAGATTTGCGCCACTAGGAAGTGGGGGAGAATCTTAAAAGACTGGGAGGAGACAGGAGTGGTATTAACTAAGCCCCTACAAGGGAGACTTCACTGATGGGAAAGAAAAACTATAAAAAGGCTTACTCTAAGTATAAGCC